AGCATATAGAGATGCTCTTGCTGAAGCATATGATAGAATTGCACGTTCAGAATCAGGAGAAAACGTATACACAGGCCCAGACTTTATTGGTAAGTCTGTAGACCAAAATGCAATTGAACAAATTGAAGCACTTCTTGCTAATGCAGAGGCACGAGCAATGGGCGGCCCAATTAAATCTGGTAATCCTTATTTGGTTGGTGAACAGGGCCCAGAACTTATTCTGCCATCACAAGATGGACAAGTTTTAACTGCGAATAGAACTAATCAACTTTTACAAGCAGGACTAGATAATGCAACTGCATCAGCTTCTGCTGCTCCTATCGTGATTAACCAAGGTGGGACAACTGTGAATAATGCAAGAACCTCAACCATGCCACTTCCTATTCCAGTATCGAATAGAAACGTAGCATGGCAAGGAACTGATTTTTAATTTGCTAGAGGGTTATCTAATGCTCTCTGCAATTTCTTATTAAGTCTATCTTCAAGGTCTTTCATATCTCTTTCAACTTTTGCTTCCATATCAGAGATATTTCTATCAACCTTACCATCTAAATCATCCATACGATTCTGTGAAGATTCTTGTAGACGATTTGCACTCTCATCATAATCATTTTGAAGTGCGTCTCTTTTGTTCTCAAAACGTTCTTCTGCATTTGCAATTATGTCACGAGTAGTTTCTTCTGATTCACGAACTTTATCTTCCATTCTATCTACTTGTTTTTCGATAGATAGGATATCGTCTCTCAAACCAGATTTGATATCACGAGTGTAATCAATTGCTTCATCAAGTTTTGTTTCGATAACTTCCATTCTTTGTTCAAATGCACCAACATCAAGGTTTGCAACCTCTTCTACTTTTTGATACATTAAGAACCCAGCATACAACGCACCGATTACAGAACCAATTAAGGCAACTGCAGCACCGATAGTCGTTGGTGTCATTTTAATACCAAGAAGTCTAAACTCCTTGTCCTTGAGGTTCTCAATTTCCTCAAGTCCTTTTCCTAAGTCTTTCGACATTTCTCTCTCTCCTAGTTAGTTAATATAAAATGGTTTAGAACAAATTTCAATTGGCCCCTTATCAGAATGTATTTTGTGACATGTATATTCTGCTCTCTCTTGCCACTTCCAATTCTTACCCCTAAACCAAGGATGTTTTTCGACAAACTCTCTATCTGCCTTTACTCTTTTCCTTTGTTCTGATAACACAAAATTAGAAGTGCAGTTAGAGACTTCTCTCCAATAAGGCCATGCCATTCTGTCATCCACAGAAGCACCTCTTGGATATCCCCATGCATCAAGACACTCTACCATCATTTGATTATTATAACTTCTATCAAATTGATGCAGTTGTTTGCCTTCAGCAAATGCTGATGTAGTCATCAGACAAAATAATACTATTAACTTTTTCATCTCTCTCTCACTTTTCTCTCTATTTGTATTGCATATCTACCATTTTCTCATGCAATATCTGTTGTGCTAAACCATTCCTCAAACCTCTCGCATTTTTAGGAATAGTTGCATCTGGCATTTGTTCTTGTTGATACACTACTGTCTGTGGGATTACAATCCCATTATATGCAGTAAAGTCGGAATTAAATCCCATCAATGCAAGAACTTGTGCCTGAATCTCTTGTTGTTGTTCAAATGATGCGGCATTCGCCATATCTGTTGCAAGGTTCTTCGCCTTTTCTGCAACCATCTTCTTTATTTTTTCTTTAGTGGTCTTCTTATCAGATTTTCTATCTGCATCCCCAGACGACTCTTTGGGTTTATCTCCCCCACTGCTTTCATCATCGGAACTTCCTTCGTTGTCGGTCTCGACTCGCTCTGATTCTGTGTCTGAACTTTCCTCTTCCCTATCGTCTTCCACTGGCTCGTCCACATTACTACTGGACTCATCTTCTCTCTCATCTTCAATCTCCCTCTCTAAAGAAGCAACCGTTATCTCCTGTTCTGGTTCTTCTCTTTCTTCTCTTGTTTCAGTTTGTGTAATAGTCTCTGTTGTTTCAACTGTTGGACTTTCCACTGGAGTAATGTCCACAACCACTGTATCTGTTGTATCATTATTGTTCCTTAGTATTTCGTCTACTGTTGAATCACCTGTTGTTGAAACATTTGTTGCAGATTCTACAGGGTCTCTTACACCAGTTGCAGTTACTTCTACAGCACCAGTTTGTGTGGTAGTTGTTGCAACATCTGTATTTGTTCCACTTGCCTCTTCAATCTGTTCATTTAATCCAGGCAATACATATGTTTCATAGTATGTTTGTTCATACAATGGACACTGTGTATCATATAACTGGTCTAATGTGCATTGTTGGTCTAGATATGCTGCAGCATATCCTGTGCATCCAGTATCATACAAAGGGTCTAATGTGCATTGTTGGTCAAAGTATGCCTCTGCATAACCATCACAACCACTATCATATAAAGGGTCAAGTGTGCATTGTTGTGTGTAATATGCCTCTGCGTATCCAGTGCATCCAGTATCATACAATGGGTCTATTGAACACTGTTGATTATAGTATGCATCAGCATAGCCTGGGCACTGACTATCATATAATGGATTTGCACTACATTGTTGTTGAAACAAGTAAAGTGCATATGCATCAGCATAGCCTGGACAGTCTGGTGAATATAATGGGTTTGCAGAACAGATTGCTGACATATCAAAATTTGGGATATCACTATAACTGTTCTGATATTCACCTATCTGTAGACCATTCTGTCCAAAAGTAACTTGTTCATATTGTCCAATACTGTGGTCACCCACAATACCAATAGTTACACTATGATTTGTAATATTAACTGTTTGGTGGTGCATATCAATCTTACCAGATTCAAATAATTCCACACCAAAGGTGTTTTCGTTTTCATTGTAAAATTCTTCGATTCTATCCCACATATATCTCATAGAATCTGGAACACCATCACCATCAGAATCTACTGCTTGTGTATAGAATCCACCGTCTTGGTCTTTCTGAATTAAGTCAGTCCAAAGAGGGGCAATAAAATTTGAAATTGATATATTTGAGGTTTCTAGATTTTGTCCATTACAACAGAAACTAGTTGGTGGGCCTTGATTGATACCCACTAAAGATACGACACCATTACTGTGCATCCATGAATGATAATAGGTTGTCCCATAAAAGGGAAACCCAAATTCTAATTCAACAGATACAGCACTATCATCGTAAATGGTATGTTCAACGACATTTTCGTCTGTTGGGTCAATTAAATTGTTTGCACTAGAGTAGGAGTAGGAGCAAGCCCAAACCACCAATGCCCCAAGCAGCACCTTCAAGTTTATCATTTCTTCTCTCTTCTTGTTCACGGTTATCTGGTCTTAACTCTGGATTCTTTTTCCAAAGTTCTGCGGCTTCGTCACCAATTTTGCCCATAAACGGACAAGGTGTGCCTGCCATTTCCATTGCCTCAAAAACTCTAGTATCACTACACATAACTGATACTGCTGCAACTTTCATGCCCATATCGTATAGAATTTTAGCGTTTTTGAGTCTTTCACAGTTCATGTCTCTCACCACTGAACCACCAGAAATACCCAAGATTTGAGTTTGCACAGCCCCTGCTACACCTACGGTGCAGAGGTCACTGTTTGTTACACTTATTGAAGGTGAAATAGCACTAGGGGGTGGAGACTTCACCGTTGTCTCCATCTTACCATTTGTGTTCGTTGTTACATTTGAGTTTGATGTAGACTCTGTAACAATTGGTTCTGCGAGGGCAACACCACTCATAGTGAAGAACATCATCAGTCCGATAATTAGTCTCTTCATTATTCTCTCTCTTTTTTTTGTTAGTAGAATATATGCAATATGCATACCAATGCTATAGAATAATAAGGGGACTCAATTCAACTTTTCTCACCACTATTTATAAGAATAAAAAAAGGGAATGGGTAAAAAATACCCACTCCCTTCGTCTACTTTACTACCTAGTCTTTTCAGTGCGAATCTAATTCTGCCACCAAGGATATTCTACCTAGTATACCTTATTCGTTAGCAAGTTTCTCAAAATATGACATTGCGTCATCTTCATCATCACCTACACTTGCTGGTTGAGGTGTTGGTTCAGATTTGAATGTAGGAGCAGGAACTTCTTCCTCTTCTACCATCTGAGCCGCAGTCTTACCTGTTACAACTGAACCTGTTAGAACTGCATCCAAACGTGACTTCAATTCATCATATGACTTGAAGTTTGAAGGCGCCATAAACTCTTGCAGAGAGTATTCACCTTTGTAGATGGATTCAAGTTCTTCATCAGAAGTCTTCAGTGCAGATGCACTATCAAATTCTGACTTATCATAATTCCAGTAACCATCTACCTTACGAATCTTCAATTTGAAGTTCGCACCTTGCCAAAAATCAAATGGATTGATTGGAGTTTCGTCTTCAAACGCAGGCTGCATTGCCTCCATCAACTTGTCAAAGATTTTCTTTCCATATGCATAGAGGAAAATCTTTCCTTCGTTTTCTGGGTTAGAAGGGTCACTCACAACATAAATGTTTGAGTAATACTTCAATTTACGTTTTTGTTTACGAGCAATCTCTTTGTCTGACTCGACACCAGAGTTCCACAACTGAGTGTTATACTCAGATACAGGGTCTTTCTGATTAAGAGTAGTCAGAGAGTTCTCAATATACCACTGACCTGTTGGCCCTTGGAATGCATGGTTCCAAACACGAACCCATGGCAACTCCTCACCTTCTGGTGCAGGCAGAAACCTAATTACTGCGTAACCGTTACCTGCCTTGTCAACATTGGGTTTCCAAAGTCGTTCATCAACGTATGACTTCTTTTCGGTTGCTGGGGATTCGTCCTTTTGGACTTGTTGTAGCAATTTATCCAGAGAGTTCTGGTTGCGTAGTGCTGAAATAGACATATTTTTCTCCTATGTTTAGATATGTTTTCGTATGTTTAAGTATTTCACTTTATACATCATATATTGTTATTTATACTATCACAACATTACGTTATAGTCAAGAACTAAATGTAAATTTTCTTGTTCTATATACTCAACGTTGTTATAGTCTCTCCACTCTTCAATAAACTGACTTGTCTGGTCAGTTCCAAGTGGAAAAGGTGTTACTCTCCAGAATTTCACATTAGGAAAATCTGCAAAGTTCTTGGCATGTTGTTGTATCCAATTTCCAGCAAAGGTTTCTGGTGCATCTTGTGTGACGTAATTAGAAGTTCCTTTATAGATATTGTTTACCATACCATCATTACTACCCATGTCAAATCCAATCAGAAATACATCTGTGGGATTTTCCTTTTCGATAGCAATCCTTACTGCGATGGGGCCTGCACTCCATCCCTCTATTTCTACAGGGATTTGTTCTACACAGTCCTCATCTTCAACCCATGTTACCCACTGTTGATGGTTACCCATAAGTTGACGCAATTCTAGTTGGTCATATTCATCTGTGATATTATGTTTCTTAACAATCATATCATAGTGTCGTTTGATTTGATTGGGGTCAGTTCCATTGAAAACAAACTGAGTTCTACTACCCTTTTCGTTTTCAGTTTTAAGTCCTTCACCCCATCCCATCATTGCATCCAAATTAACAAAATCTGAATACATCATTTCAGGCAACTTAGTCCATCCTCTAAAGTATGACTTGTTGTTAGAACAATAATCAGAAGAATATACTTCATGAATCATTCCCCCATCAACACAGATGAGTCCATCTATGTTTGCAACATCACGATATGCAGCATTACAAGCATACACTTTACCAGTATGATAAAGTCCATTAACATCAACTTTATTTCTGGATTCTCCGTTACCTAAAACGAATACTCTAGTCATGTTCTTTATATTTCACCGTTACATTCTGATATGCATTATTCCATTCTTGGGGAGTTGCACTATTAATAGAATAAGCAAAGGGTTTGAATGGTTCATCTTTAGGTTCAAAATCCTCAGTTACATCTGGTTCAAATGAATCCCAACCTTTACTACTATACCCATCTTCGGGAACAAAGTCAAGAAGTTTTCCTTCTGGAATATGAAAACCAATCGCCCTTAGATAATTGGTAAACTCTTGACACATATCATCCAGACTTGCATCACTAGGAATAGTAAACTCAACCGTAACTGGCAGTTGGTCTGGATAAGTGTTTTCATATGTAAATTTGTGCATTACAATTTCTCCATTAGTGGGAAGATTTTAGCAATCTCCTTTGCACATGCTTGTGCTACTTGCATGTGTTCTTTCTGGGTTCCGTTCTCAGAACGTAACTCAATATAGTGAACCCATGAACGCAATGTTCCGTTCATATACAAACGTGTCTTTGTCAATCCTTCTGGTAAAACTGCACGAGCCTGTTCTTTTGCAATACCATTTGCAATTGCCCATTCATATACTTGTTTTGCCTGATTGATAATACCGTGTTGTTTACGTTGCCAATCAGTAATGATTTCAACAGTCTTTGGGTCTTGTTGAATAGATGGGTCATTCTCAATTTCGATAGAGTTCTGTCGATTTTTTGTGTCTTGTAAACGACACTCTCTAACTGTAAATTCATTACCCATTGCAGAGGGTTCTGCATATCGTTGACTAAACTCTTGGAAAGAGAAAGAACGATGACGCACAATCTGGTGTGCAATATCACGAGTTGTTTCGATTTCGATACAAGCACTGACCATTTCTAATGGACTCCAGTGTTTGTGTTTGACTAGATACTTGATAAGTTTCTCAGAAGTTTCATGGTTTGCTTGGTTAGCAGGATTTGATACACGAGCACAATATGCAATCAGTTCTTGAATATCTTCACCGACTACTAAAGAATCTTTATCAGTTTGACTGTAACTAATCAACCTTGCAGTTGTTAGCATTTGTTTTACTTCCTTATTTGTTTCCATCATCTTCTTTCTTTTTCAAACTCCAATTACCGTTTGGTAACTCTTCCCATAAAACAGTATCACCTACATCCCATCCAACTTGATTGATACAATCTGGGGGGAATTCAATATATAGTTCTTTTGTTTTGCCGTCTTGTTGAACTTCAACAATCCAACTATTTACACCTGTTTGTTTATATTTCATATTAACCTCAAGTAAGCAGTTTTAACACTTGCTTAGGTGATGTGTTTTAATGCCTACGAGGACGTGGGCGAAAGTTCGCACCCTTGTTCGCAAGTTCACTAATGCGTTTAGAGAGGTCTTGGTCACGTTTGACCAACTCTGCATTATCAAACTCTAGAGACTTAACACGAGCAATCAACTCTTCGTTTTTTGCACGATAAAAATCTCTTTCACGAACTAGGTCATTCTGGTCTACCGACTCCATCAGAATGTCTCCTTAATAAGTTTGAGAAGTTGCACCTTGCATTTCTCTTTGTCGTAACTAAGAAATGCACCGTATTTGACGACTAATCGTCTATTGTCAGGCCATACTAAATCATCTTTAAGTTCCTTATCAAATTGCTTAACATACCCAACTAATCCTTGCAGAATAACCATAGTCTCTAGGTTAATTCGTTTTGCGAGGTAGTTTCTTAATAATACAGGATGTTGTCCTTTTTTGCAAGAGAAAATTGAATTAAAATCTTCAACTTGTGAAAAAATTAAAGACAT